AACACCTACTGGACGGCTAGCAGCCGTTACAGCAGCGTACTTTACAAGATTGACGCCTTGGTCCATTGCAGCGCCAGAACCAGCAGTATCATGAACAACTACGCCGCCGCGAGTTGCGGTGCCTTCATTGTAGAAGAAACTGATGTCTGTTTGAAGTTCGTATCTATCTGATTTTAGAGCCATAGTATAGTCTCCTGTTTATTTTCACTTACTAAATACATTTTCGGTTAACCACTGGGCCACACTAGCTCTAGTGGTATTAAGTTCATCTTCGTCACCAGAAGCATCAACTAGAGTAGCCTCAGTTGAATTAACGCCCTCAAAAAGCTGTTCTGTTATTTCTGTTGTTTCAGATGCAACAGTTTCTGCTTTTGAATCTTTAATCTCTTTTTCTTCTTTCATCATCTCTTCTTTTGGTGCCATCTTTGCCATCTTCTTCTTGTATACGGCAACGATGGATTCAAAAGCTGAATCTTCTAAAGTATCATAAAGTTCTAGAGATTGTTCGGCTTCAGCTTCGTCAAAACCGGCTTGGATTAGGCTAGCTTTACGCATTGCCATCTTTTCCTTCTTCTTCATTTTATCCATTTCAGCTTTGACGGCATTAAGTTCAGCGTCTTTAGCGGCGATAGCGTCCTTAAGACCTTCAATAGTCTTTTCTTTTTCTGCTACTGCTTCTGTTAAGACTTGATTAGCTTGTTCAGTGCTAGATAGAGACTGTTGTAGTTCTACAACGTTAATCTCTGTGGCTGGCGTTTCACTACTGATTTCAGTAGCTGTTGCAACAACTTCTGGTTGCTGCTCTACAATGTTTTGATCTGACATATCGTTGTCTCCTTGATTAAGAATACTTGAACTATTTTCGTTTATAGAGAAAGCTTTACTTGCATCAAGAATAACACTTCTTGGATTTGCTGGTTTTGATACCAAGCCTTTACCAGAAAAAGAAATGTCTCTTAATGATCTACCAATTTTATAACCCTCGTACTCACCCGTGCCACCATAGGCTCGTAAGTGTTTTGTAAGAAATGATGAGTCATCACTTCTTGCTATTACTTTATGATTTCCATCTGGACTAATTAAAGCATAATCAAAGCCAGCAAATAGGCATTCCATAGAAACAAACCATTTGCCAGCTTCTATTTCTGCTATGATGGTGTTCATTCTTTCTCTATTTTCTGGATTGCTCCAACTGTTATATAAAACAGCTTCTGTTATAATATCAAACTCTTCTGGAGCAGTATTATCATCATTAGCCACGGCATTTCCACTACGATCAATTACATAGCTGCCTGTGATATGACCAATAATATCATTTTCATTATGCATGAAGTTAAATTGTTTGTCTTCTGGAGTATTTCTAGCAGCCCATGTGGCTTCATTAGAAAATACGTCATCGTTTTTATTCCAACCAGTTGAAACTAAAACGGATTTAATATAGTATAAGTCTATTTGTTTTTGATTAGCGCTAGAGGCTTTTATTTTTTTAACAATGTCTTTTCCTAATTTACAATTATCGTTAGTAGATAGTATTGCCTGAGAGCAATAGGCAATAGATGCCCGTGACTGCACTGAAGCAGCAAGACCGTCTAGTATTTCATATTTATATACTTTCATTTATGTTTTCCTCTCAACATGCTAATACACAAAAAGCTAAAATGTGTGTGTATTAGCTAAGTTTGTATTCTACAAAACATCCAATAATATGTTTACGATATGAATCAATATTCATATTATTTATAGATATTGCTTTAGAATTCAATATATTTTTAAATTCATTTGGAGTTTTAAGATTAGCTGAAAGTATATTTTGTATATTAGAAGCCGTCACTTCTTCCATGGTATTTAGATTAGAAAATACGTCTAATTTTAATTTTTCAAGACTATCAAATTCGCCCTTTGTTAATTGTCTAAGATTTTTTTTATTATTAATTCCTAAATATGCCTTAGTAATAGTATCAGACACTATTTCCCATGCAGAATCTGCCCATACTACTAATTCAGCAACTCCGGGTGTAGATTTTGGATTTGCTACTCTTTGTTTTCTTTGAGTAGTATCCTGTGATAAAGGTGGTCGCCCATTTGGTTTAGATTCTTGATTTTTTGGCTGATTTGGTTGTTGTGGAGCAGGACTAAAACCGCCGGGCTTTGGCATTAGTAACATATCTTTTGGAACAGTACTTTTGATACCAACATCTTGAGGTAGTATCTTTCCAGTTTGTAGCGCGATCTTTTCAAGATCCTCTTTAATCTGTGGTCTATGATATGGGCCAGCTTTCTTGGGATTACTATCATCTTCTCTTTCAACAACTTCTCTTTTAAGTCTAATTTTTTCTATCTGTGGGATTTCTTTAAATCTCTGTAGCAATGTTTCTTGACTAATAATATCTCTATCAGCCAACTGGATGAGAAGATTCTTTTCTGCTGCTTCGTCAGATAAACTCATTTGATCAAATTGAATATATGCTTTATATCTAAATCCCATAGCCTGTCTAACTAGTTCTATTTCTTTTTCCCAAAATCTTGTTATTTGATCTCTTCCGTATTGCAATCTTTCTACTAGAGTTTTGAGCGAAATAAAGTTATTGGTAAATCCACCACCGTTGGTAGCCATACCAGTAAGAGTTGGTGGAACACCAAGACCAGCATAAATACTATTAAGAACAGCGGTATATTTTTCAGATCCAAGGAATTTATATACTTCGCTACTTGATTCTTTAAATGATAATTCTGGACCCCATACTAGTTCCATTGTTCCGCCGCCAACGTTACTAGCAAGAATATCTCTAAGTTTATTAATAGCGGCCTTGTTTGGTAAAATCTTATGTTCTAGATTACCAAGAGTCCATAATCTAATATTAGAAATAGCTCCGTCTAACGCTGAAAGATCAGCTAGTCTCATTTTCTCTAACATAATAACATCATCAAGAATAGCATAAATCATAGGATTAGCCCATAAAAGCCAATCATCTTTCTTATAATGAAATACGCCTACTCTTTCTGGATCTAAGGGTATATCGCGTTCTCCCCTCATAAGACTTTGCTTAATTGCTACTGGGAGACTTTCGATAAAATCATTGGGCAAATCTCCAGCAACGAATTTATCAAAAAATGAATTAGATGTAATAGTATAATTCTGAATCCCCATAAATAAAGAGAGATTACCATTAAGAGATTTAACAGTTAATGGATTAAAGAAATTATACCTCCAAGGTATTTCGTTTGGCTTTGCGCTAGGAACATCAACCGTAATGTCACTAGATAAAGACTTCATGTACTGAGTAAGCTGTGGTGTTAACTTTGCATAGCTTCTATATGTGATAACATTTCCACATCTGTACAATGTATTTAAAAATCTTTCGCTTCTTTCTTTTCCATTTACATTTTTAAACCATTGCTGATAGAATTTTTCAACACTCTTATTGGGATGTACTATTTCTATACCTTGGCTACCAAAATCACCCATAAGATCAATAATATTTCGTATGATACCAACTTTGTCATAAGCGTCCATGCACATTTTGATAATGCTACGCTGTTGATTTGGTACTGCCTCATTTGGTCTAAAGGCATAATAATCTCTTGGAGTAAAACCGGGCTTTACCGATCTTGAAGGTTCTATATCAAGAAAATGACGATATGTGCTTCCTTGGCTTTTGGGTAAACCAGCATAATGATCTATATTATCAGTAAATCTGTCCATAGCATTAGACTTACTGTTAAAATCACCGTCTTGCCAAGTTATAATATTTTCGTCATTCATATTGTTTTCTCGTTAATCTGATTGATAATTGGAACGTTTATTAATACACATTTTTCATGTGTTCAGAAAACCAACTAGGTCCAGAATATAGATTTTCATTTTCTGATGCTTTACCTTCCCTAGACGTTCCGTGAGCAAAGCCGCCGTAGAAATTATACTCTGCTTTTGTTGGCGCTCTTTGCATTGTTCTAGCGGCCATATTAGCCATTAGTAATGCTGAATATCTATCTTTTCTAATTTTATTCTTTTTGCCTGTTCCAATTATTACTTCTGGAGTATCCCACCTATCTCTACCATTAGCAGTTTGTGTCATTTGTATCATACTTAATTCGTCCTTAAGCTGTTCTACATCCATAACACAATCTTCTAATGTGTCAAACATTCTATTTTTAATCATATCTTCAGATGTTGATAGTCCTAAAGTTACAGAATCAAAAAATGGGAATAATAATACTTTATCTTCAAAGTCTTTTCTCATGCCGTGATTTGCTTCAGCAAGCCATTCGTGTTTGGCAAATTGGCATGGTTCTATAATATGTAATCCACGCTCTCCGTCAGTATCTTTTGGTTTGTCATCTTCTATTATAGGCCATATTGGCAATTCTCCACTTTTTATTTTATCGTTGTCATGTAAAGACTCAATAATTGCTATACCACCACCTTGTGCGTCTATTGATATATGAATGCATGGAAACAGTTTCATTAAATCTCTAATCTTACGAGAACAATATGAATAAAAATCTGTTTCTGTAGAATATCCCTTTTTAATTAGTTCTTTGTGTTCTGATCGCGTGGTTGTCCAGCAATATACTATTCTTCTATGATCTGGATTAATTTCCAAGACCACAATACTAAAATTGTCTACTTCTGAAGCGGGGTCTACACCAAATATATATCTTTTATTTTGATCGCCTATGAGCGCCGCTTCAAAATGTATTGGATTGCCTTGACTATCATTAACTTGATTGTTTTGTGATATAACACATGATTCAATTAATGATCTCTTAAAGAATCCTTGGCTATCTCTAGTAAAACACGCCCCATATTCCATTTGATAAATACCAGTATGAACCGTGGCTTTTGATCTTGCTACTTGATCAGCATCCATAAATCCTTTTGGTAATAACTCGTATGGCATACGAATAATAGAGTATTGAGTCCAATCAAAATTATCTGGAGGATCATCTCCATTAAATATTTCTCTAAGTTTAGATTTTACTCCACGGCTCTTAATTATAGACTTCCACTTTTTCCAGTATGTGGCAAAGTGATTAAAGTCATAATACGCAGTACCAGATAATATAATTTGATTATCTTTCTTTTCTTCACTATTTGAAGCGTCTTCTATTTCTATTCCAAGTTCCATGGCCTTTTGTCTAGCTGCTAATCTTTTAACGTTTTCAACTGGATCAGCACTAACGGCTGCGAATCCAGCAACAACGTTTTCAAAAATTTCTCTTGGTATGCTTGCAAATTCGTCTGCTATAATATCATTAGCTCTTTGTCCTCTGATTTTTTGACCATCGCCAAGAGGAAGGCATGTTATTGTGCTATCATTTAATCTAAGAACACATCTATCAGTATCTCGTCTAGGACCACTATCGCTATCGCATATATCTCTTAACATGGGAGAATTGCGCCATATAGTTTCCATATACTCAAACAATACCTTACTCTGTCTAAAAGCAGCGCCAACTACTACTATCTTTCGTCTTGGATATATTAGTGCGCGTAATACTGAATATAAAGAAAGCATAAAAGATTTACCAAAACCACGACTAGCAATAAGCATTGGGAATTTTCTTTCCCATAACTCATTAAGAACCAAGGCTTGGGATGGTAACAATTGAACATTAAGTATTTGTTTAGATAAAAATGATAAGTACTCTGGACGAGTCATTATATATGCTAATCTAAGATGAAAATCATCATCTGTAGGTTTAACAATAGACATAGGATTGAATATAACACTATCTACAGTGTCTAATCCTAACCAAGCTTCATCTATAGTTTTTAACTGATTGTTCATATTATTTTATTGATTTGGCTCCAATCCTTTATGACTGAATCGCAAAATCCATAGTATGCAGCTTCTTCAGAAGTAAGATACCAATTTCCATCTTTAAGTTTGCGTGTTAAGAAATTTTTAACTTGCTTTTCTGTTGGCTTTTTTCCAAACTTGTCTTTAAAGTATTGACCGTTCACGCATTTAGATGAGTAGATTTCAATCATTTTAATTGCACATTTTTTATCATATGCTGTAAAATTCTGGTTGTCTAAATAGCTACCATCAAAACCAGAAGATCCATAATGACACATAAAATGAGAATTAGCGGTCATTAATCTCCAATCAGCGGCTTGAAAAATAATGCTACTCATGGAAGACGCTTGACCATATGCTATAATGGTTACATATGATCTACACATAGTAATCGCATCAAACATTGCCATACCATCGTCCCATTCGCCGCCTATGCTTTGCATGTGAACAATAATAGGAGAATTACTTTTAGTATCTAGCGCACGTAAATTTTTAATAAATGTATTAGACATCCTATACTCTACACCCGGATTTTCATTATCCTCTGTGTGATAGTGATTATGTAGAAATATTTCTCTACTTGCTAGATTAGCACCATATTCGTGAAAATCTTTTAAGATTTCTGGTTCCATAGTATAGTTTCCTTAGTTGGTGTAAATCTCAATGATTCTTTTGAAGATACTATTTACTAAAAATATCGCTCCATGTCTATCGCCACAAAACATAATATGTATATTATTATTTAATTGAAGTTCTGTTAGAGACTTAAGCATATATCGCCCCGTCATTTTAATTAATGCTTTATTTCTAATAGGTATTCTAGTATTATCTGGAAACATTAACAAATCTTCTAAAGAAAATTCTAGAATAAGATATTTATGTGGGAATAGTTCCATTCTTTTAATTTCGTTCATGAAAGCTTCTCTTTTATATCCTAGATTGGTTGCCAATTCTTCTACGCAACCCTTTCTTTCTATACATATCTTATCCTCAAAACCTTGTATAGAATAGTCTCCAGTATCTAGCTTTTTATCTATTATTTCTATACATGCGTTTGCACTACCAGTATAATGGTTAAAATCATCAATATGATATCCATTTTGTTCTCTGGTGTCTTTAAAGATAGTGTATTTTTTAGTCATTTAATTATACTTCTAAATAACCCTTCAAAGTGATGTTCTTTACCACTTATTGATTTATGACAAGCTGAACACAGAGTAATTCCATTTGATAGCTCGTATCTTAATGATGATGCATTTGCCCATCT